GGATTGAAGAAGCGATAGACAGTGGGGTCCACCAACATAATGTCGGGGTGCGTACCCTTGAGCGAGCAGTCCATGTAGCACTGCTCCCAGGCATCAAGTCCGTCAGTACCGAAGGCGGTCATCGCCTGATACTGGTTAACCCAATTTGCGTAGGTGTTGCCAGCGGCAGAGCCCAGCTTGTTGATTCCACCAACGGTCTGGACCTGATTAGCAGCAGCGGCAAACTCAATCATCGAGTTCAGGCCGTTAAGCTCTAGCTGATTAACGCCAGCGGTAACAGACTCGGCACCACCATTCGCGTACATCTGACGCGAGAGGTCGTTAATCATGCTGATTTTGGAAATGGACTGCTTCGCCTGAAGGAGATTAACAATCTGGTACTTGCCACGATTCTGTGCAAGCTCAGTGTTATCAATCACCATGGAGGCGCGGTTCTTATACCAAGTGGGATACCGGGCCTTGTCAGGTCCGTCCTCAGGAGTAGTCGCGAAAGTGGCATACGTGCCAATGGCACCCACATTCTGCGACTCAGTGAGAACGACAGGAACGCGACACTCAGTGCCGCCTTCGTAAACAACGGAGCCTTGGCGATACATGTGCCAAAGCAAGGGATTCGACTGCACAATCTCCATAGCGACCGTAGATCGCTCGGCGGCTGCGGTAGTCGAATAAACCCTATCAAAAGGGATATTAGCTGTAACAGCAGGCATTTTGACTTTCCTCTAGAGCTAGAAAAGGTCCGGGTTAACCCCAGCCTCCTTGAGTGCGCGGGTTGCTGCGTCAAGCATGGTTTCCTTCTTACGCCTGACAACGGTTCCACTTCTCGCGGAGACAGGAGCGGCCTGTCGCTTATTCCGACTCTTTTGTTTGTTGGCTTTCGTACTCAGTTCAGCGCTCGCGATACGAGCGGCGAGCCGAATTGCGCTAGCCGGATTGTTGACTGCAAGCTCCGCAAGCTCCGGGTCAGAATCAATAATCTGTCCGGTAAGCGGGGCTAGCTTCTGATGGTCGAGCTTCGGATTATCGCCTGCGAATGCTCTATAGGCAGAGACAACCCGTTCTCGCTGAGCAACTGGTTGCATCTCTCTACTCAGCTTTTCAACACCAGCGCTCTGCATGGCTTCACCAACAGCCTGCTTGACGTAATACTCGATTACGTCCTCAGGCTTTGCTCCCGCCGCAAGGTCGGGGGCAGGCTCCTCCTGAGTTGCCTCAGGCTGGGCGTTGCTTTGGAAATCCTTAGCGCGAGCCAACACCGCAGCGTTTGCCGCGTCGATAGACTCAAAATACTTCTTCTCAAGGTCCGAAGCCTTCTGCATGCGCTTTGTGAAAGCTCGTTGCATGCTTTTATATGCAGGCTTCAGGTCTTCAGGAAGTTCCTCAGGGTTTCCATGCCAAAAATCATCGCTCTGGTCTTCTTGCTGTTCAGAAAGGTGCGCTGCGTCACCATCGACATCATCAACCTCATCAACGATCTCCTCGGAGTTGTCCTCGTATGGGATCTCCTCGGGGTTGTCGTTAGTCATTTCTGCTGTCATGGTTCCTCCTACGCTTATGTGCGTTTTTGTAATAGGAGTTTAACCACAAAACTTTGTCAAGTACCATCATCCAATGACAGACGAAAATATAACAATTGACCTAACGAACGACCAAGCCGCTGCATGGCTCGCAAAGATTGAAGCATCTGAGCGCGTTATTGAGGAAAACCATCTGCCCCTGTGGAACGCTATACAGCGTTCGTACTCGTCTGAGGACGACGCTGGGGAGCTAAGCGGCCTTGGTTATGACGACGAGAGCGGGGTTAAGTTCAACTTCCTGCTCTCAAACGCCAACACAATTCTCCCAGGAGTAATCTCGGCAAACCCATACATATATGTAAAGCCGCGAAGACCCGGAGACAAAGAGGCTGCTCGTCTTGCCGAAACGGCGCTTAACTATGCCTGGAAAGAAATCCACGGCAGCAAGACAGTCAGGTCAATTGTCCTAGACACCCTTCTGTTTGGGGTTGGCTTCGCAAAGATTGGCTACGACGCAAGCGACTCCTTCTACATAGAGGAGGACTATGACTCAGGGCCAGAGAAGGCCGACGAGGACAACGAAACCGGGCTTACCCAAGAGCAGCAAAGGCGACTTCGCACCCTGATGAGCGAGGACATGATTGCCTTTGAGGAGGGGCCAGACGACAACCCAACCGTAAACAGGGTCGCTCCGTGGGACTTGCTGGTTCCCCCTGGTTACACAGACATAAGGCAGTGTCCTTGGGTATGCGAAAGAATGGTTGTCAGGCTGGACGACTTGAAGGGCGACAGCAGATTCACCATCCCAGAGTCCGTAGAGGCAGACTCATGGCTACGGTCTTCCGTGCCAGCCTCCCTAAGCGGGGATTCCCCGAAAAATAACCTAACCGGGCCAGAGGTTCCCCCTGAATACGTCACCCTGTATGAGCTTAGGTACTGGTCAGACACCGACAGCGGGCTACGCCGAAGCATCATGTGGCTCATCAGGGAGGTCAGGACCGGGGAGGCGAAGGACTCTGTGGTTCGCCACATCGAAGACCCCATTGAAATGAAGGGGTATCCATACGAGCAGCTTAAGTTCGTGAATGTTCCAAACGAGTTCTACAGCACTAAGGTCTCAGACCTGTCTTCAATCAAGGGTATTTCGGACAGGCTTAACGAGGAGTGGGATTACATACTCAGGCATCACCGCCTTTCCTCCCGAAGGAAGTTTGTTGCCGCACCGGGAGCCCTTGAAAGCGGGCAACTTGCTGCGCTGCTGGAGTCTGACGAGGATATGGATGTTGCTGAGCTACCAGCAAACGTCGCTCGCATACAAGATGCGCTCATGCTGTTGCCGGAAGCCCCACCGCCAAGCACAACGCCAATGGTCCTACAGGGTCTTGCAAAGCTCCTCTATGAGATTTCAGGCATTGATTCATTCCAGCGAGGCGGGGCTAGCCGCAAGGGAACAACCGCAACAGAGGTTGCGATTGCATCTGCCGCAACCAGGGGAAGGGTTGGCATGCGTCTTGAGGCCACAGAGCAGTTTGTCTCTGGGATTTCAAGAAAGATGCTTTCAATCATTCGCCAGTATTGGGATGAAGTCAGGTATTTAAGGATTGATGGTGACAGCGGGGATGATGAGTTTGTATCATTCACAGCCTCAGACATTCAGGGGTACTTTGACGTGGATATTCAGGCTGGCTCAACCATTCCAACAGACCCAGCGGAGGAGCAGCGAGCCTTTATGGGGCTTCTGCAAACCATCCAGGGGGTTGTCGGAACCATGGCTCCACTTGTCCAGGGCGGGGTTATGCCGCCTTCAGCCATTCAAAGCTTTATGGACCAAGCCTTTAAGGTTTGGAGGCAAGACAAGCGTGCGTTGGTTGGCCCACTGTCACAGCTTCAGGGCGCAGCAGCCGCAGCCGCAGCCCCACCAGCAGCGCGACCCCCAGAGGAGGGCGTTGAAAACGTTGGTGCTGGTGAGGGTGGCGAGCAGCTTGCTGGGACCGGGCCGAGAGGGGTGGCTCAGCCAAACCAAGAGGCCATTACACGGCGATTCGCTACATAGGAGAATAGATGCGTATTTATGACATGCGCTGCACGCATGAGCTTTGCGGGCGCGTTTTTGACTGGCACACCAAGTCTGGGCTTTATGAGCGCAGCAAGGCCGATGACTTTAGGGACGTGCGTTGCTGGTGGTGTGGGAGGCTTGGCGCAAAGAGAGCCTGGAAAAGTGCCCCAGCAAACATCACGCCGAAGGGCGAGTTTGGAAAGCATGCAAGCCCTGGTCTAAAGGGAGAGAGCTACTACGGGAAAGAGGAGCGAGAGCGTCTTTTGGCCTCCGTTGGCTCCAGCTTTGCCGACGACGGCGGCTCAAGGGACTACGGAAAGAAAAAGGCTCGTCGCACTGAGACCCAACGAGACAAGGCAAGGGAGGCAATCGAATCCCTGCTTGGAGACAACGGCCAGATGCGCCTTAAGGACATCATTGAAAAGAGTGGCCTAGCGGATAGCGCAGTTCATGACGTTATCTACAAAGACCCAGGACGTATTACGAAAACCGGGTGGGGTCTTTACGGCCTTACTGGCGTCGAATACGCGACAGAATCTTCCGCTTCTTAGCGGACTGCTTTTCGTACTCATCCCAATCGTCATAGTTCCACTTGCGGTGGTCTAGCGCCTTTTCCGAGTCAACCTCTGTGGCGTTAATCTTCCCCATCCCGCCAGGGGTGTAATGGGACACGGCGGTGGCAATCATTGCGGCAACACAGGCGTCATCGTTCTTTCCAGGGGGAGCGCCCATCTTTGCATGCAGGGAGTCGAGGCCATCCTTGCTGTATAGAACGGTCTTCGTGTACGCCTCCATTTCATCAAGAACCTGCCTTGACCTGATTTTGACATAGCCCTCTTTGAGCGCCCGCTGCATAAGGCCAACCATCGCGGGCTTTGTTTTTCTGGTTGTGTCCCAGCCCAGCATTACCGTTGGCCCGCCGATTGAATCAACCACGACTCGCCTGTATAGGTTGAAGTACCTAGAGCGCTCTAATAGCGCGATTAAGCCAGCGCCAAGCCCGGTCACTTCGGGGGCTAGGATTGCGTTGTTGTAGTAAATAGCAATTAATAGGCAAAGGGGGGCTAGCTCGTCTAGCTCGACCTTCCCGCGCCACTCAGCGACCTGATGCAGGGTCGCTAGGTCGCATATATAGATGTGGTCCCAATCCCTACTGCTCGCCCCCTTGCTAACGTCAGCGCCCACAACGTACTTAGCTCCTGGCTTTGGCC